TAGATTTGTCAATTTGTCCAGTTTTGATGCGTCCGATGTGTCCATTTGGACGGAACGGCAAGCAAAATGCGTCTATATATAGTGTGCATATTACCTTGGAAATACCACATATAGACGCTAATTTAACTTCACTCCGTGAAACATTTATTTAATCTCTACTTCTTTACTAGGATTATCAACCTTCTGTGAAACATTTTGTGAAACATTTTCACCACTCAACCTCTTCTTTTCAACCTCTACATCACTGACAATATCACTCTTTTCCATAATTGTTTCCTTTGAGATTGCTCCCATTTCCTGCAATGCCTTCAGATTAGCAATCATCTCAGTAGTAGCAACCGGCATACTCACATTATAGATAACATCAACGTCACTCTCTACACTAATGTGCTGCATACTCAGTATCTTCTTAAATCTCTCAAATCTCTCTCTGAATCCAATATTAAGCCACTTCTTAGTCTCATCTGCATTGACCTGAGCCATAGCATACAATATCTGCATAGCTACGGAACTAACATTAGCTATATTGGTACTAGAGCCTAATACACTAGGAATACAACTAATATCATTGAGCATCTGTTTAAGGTTATCCAAATAAAGCTTAATCGTATTATAATCCATAGACGCACTGACTACCTTATAGTCTCCTGCATCCAAATTTAGTACATAGCCCACCGCATCAGCCGGAATTGAACTCTCTATTCTCTGTCCGATAGCTACATTCATAGGATTGAGTGAATTAACATATATAGCATCACCCATCTTGCTCATAATGTCCTCTAACTCGTCAAGTATAGGTTTAATGTCCGTAAGCATACTCACACCATAATTATAGTCCTCATCACTGAAATTATGATAGTGGATTGGCAGACCAATAGCCATAGTAGTAGATACTAAATGCTCATCTGCACCCTCATTACTCCAACGCTCAACATATGTAGGATAATATACATTCCAATAAGTGATACTAGAGAATACATCAGTCCATGTTTCAATGAAAGCAAGATACTCGCCCAACTCATCATACACAGGATAACTGCAAGCACTATCAAGCACTTTACTCTTAATCACTCCATTATCAATATACACAACCTCATATGCGTCACCAAACTTATTTACTCTGTCAAGTATCTGATAGTCAACTGTCTCGTACTGACCAAGCCTATAAATATCATTGAATGTATTAACTGTCTCATTATCCTTTGAGCTTAATGAAACCTTCTTTCCAAGCAGAAATGTATCATGGAATCGTAGCACTGTCTTAGCATAATTCAATATAGTCTTACGTGTCTTTAGCACCTTACCTTTGTAATAGCAATCTTCTCTGCCTAATACTTTGTGTCGTCCTGCAAGATAATCCATATTTGCTACAACACCTGCAATTCTAGCCACATGATTCTTCTGATTAACTTCTTCCATGAACCAAGTAGCAGAACCATCATACTGCTTATCTATATATTCTTGTATTGTCATATTTCTTCCTTTCTATTTACTGTTGCAATAGGGAAAATAGACAATAAAAAAAGCTAGGCATATAAATCTATACCTAACATCATTAAAGTCCTAAATTCCCTATTCTGTTAATAATTATTCTGATTAGAATGGATACCAGAAACCACTCTTCATGCCCTGAATACAGAGCCAAAATGCTGACACTAAATCATCATGACAGCCGACAACCGCATTAAATGAACCATTCTCTTCTGCAACAAATGTTTTCATTTCTTCTAAAAGATTATTGCTCATAATACGAATCATACCCTTGTCAAACCACTCTCTAGCATCATTGACTGCAATGCTCTTTGTTTTATTATTGGTGTCGAAACCGACCTTCCATATAGCACGATTATATTCATCATAGGTCTTATACTTAACCATGTTCATATACTTATGCTCATATCTCAATCTCTCAATAACAGAATGACCGCCTGATGCTTTCTCGACACAGAGCAAAGCTTTATTATAGAAGCGTCCGACTGCATTACATATATCTGCATAGAGATACGGCTGTACCTTATTATTATGGAACTCCGCTACCTGCTCTCCATCCTTATCCATTACAAACATAGTAGAATAGTCATGTTTACCTCCGAGTCCTTCCGATACGTCCACACCTATGTAATATTTCATGCCGACTCTTGGCACTTTATATATATCAAGTGATTTATTCTGCACATAAGTCCTAAGTATCTGTGGCAGACCAACTATCTTATCTACTTTTAACGGCATAATTTTACGCTCTACTAATGCCTGTTGTAATTTAATGACCTTATTGTTATCAAATACAGATGAACCTGTAGCAAGAAATGATTCTTCTGGTGTACTTGGATATTCCACATGAAATGCGTCCAATCCACTAATAGAAATCTTATCTCTTCTCCACACCGCTTGTTCTGGTGTCATACCTAACTTAGCAAGTGCTTTTTCTTCATCATCATATTCATCCTCAGTAAGCATCTTACCTTCATGCTGTGCCTTATACAATTTCACTGATTCATCGTACTGTGACTTAAATAATGAACGTCCATTTATCCAATTAAAAAAGAATGGTTTAAACGCATTCTCCCCATTCCTTGCCTGTAAAAATAAATTTGAATATTCATTATAGCCATTTGATGTTGACTCAATTATGACTGTAGATGATGATGTAACCGCCTGCATAATAGATTTTAACTGTCTCTGTTGGTCTTTCCAAAATGCAAACTCTGATAAATGAACAATTCCACCAGAGTACGTGCTGCCACGTCCACAATCCTTGTTACCTGCTGTCATACACACAATAGAAGAACCATTCTCAAATGTAAGTGCCTGTCTATTATTCTGTATCAATTTAGGTCTTACCCAATCGGGTAATGAATAGAACTGTTGCTTTAATTTATCAAACACGGCATTTGTACTGGACTGATTATGTGATATAAGCACACAGTTAGTATTTGGATTTACAACACAAGCCCTAATACTGAGGGCTACTGTTACTACCGAAATTCCTAATTGTCTGGACTTGCTTATGATATTCTGATGAGCCAAATTCTCAACAAGTTTTCTCTGTTCATCAGTCAAGATAAAAGGAACAATATTTCCATCCTTATCAGCAATCTTAATAAAGGTTTCTATCCATGCAATCTTGTTTTCGTCTTTCCATAACCAATTTAATTTCTTGGCAGTATCTAAACTAATCTGCATTGATATTCACCCCCTGTAAGAGTTTATCAATTTCACTCTCCGTAGATTTATCAACTGACATTTTGTCGAGTAGCTTATCCATTTCATCAACATACTTTGCACTGTTCACATCTCCCGACAATGCTTTCTTATTCATCTCCTGATAACGCTTCATAAAGTTATAACGCTTCATATGTTGCATATAGATAATCATGCCCTTTTGGACATCATCACGAATCAGCCAGTTCTGTTCACAAAACTCCTGTGTTTTATTCTTCCCGGCATTTTCGCCCTGCTGCTTAAAGTTTGCATCATAATTACATAACTCATCCCATGAGCATCTTGTCTCCGGATCTTGATAGTACCAACACAAATACATAGCAAGGTACGGCTTCATGACCTCAGACAATTTCTGCATAAGTGTTTTATCTTTTAATTTAGCCATGATATACCTCTCTTTCCTTATTAAGCATCAAGCAAATATCCTTTATATCTATTTGTGTCTTTGCATATGTCAACTGACGCTTTAAATCTTCAACCTCTTCTTTTAATTTTTTGTTCTCTTCAATTAAATATTTCTTTCTCATTTTATGTTCCTCACTTTCTAATTCGTATAATCAAAAAGGGTGCCAATATTATGACACCCTATCAAATAATCTGTTCAATTCTTCCTCATCTTCCGGAGATGTCGGTATCTCCATAAACCCATCTGATTTACCATTTTGGGAAACGTTCTCTAATAGAAAATCTTTCAATTCATTATCAAGCACCGCTAAATCAAGTGACGTTCCATCATCAAAATTCTCGTCAAAATGTGTGAATAATAATTTCTCAATCTTGACTATATCAGTAGCATCTTCCCATGAGTCATAAGTCATATGAACATTTCCATATTTATCTTTCCACTTCTTATTGAGTAATTCCCGGCGACTCACTCTGCGAATAACATTTGTAACGGCTGTTGCAAGACCATCTTTATCACAGTCCTGATTGATTGCATCTTCTATCATATCAATTTCGATTGCACGATAATATGATTGAATACTATGTTCATCATCTACATGACAACTATATTTATATTCTTCATCAATACGCACGTTGAGAATATCCCACACCGGAACAACATTCAAATCATTATTCATAAAATCATCAAACTGTTCCTTAATCTCTGGCTTTCTATTTATACACATAAGTAATCGTCTACCTGCCATCTTCTGACTGAGATTGTAAGCATCATTGAGTTCATTACAATACTTCTCTTCAAGACCATGCACTGTATCATTCAACTCATCTGTGAATATATTTCCCATGCGACCACGTTTATTCATCTTGTAATAGAACTCATAGCCATCTATGTACTCGACTAAATTTTTCTTAGCCATGACCTCTAAAGCTTTTAAGAATATATCCTTTGTATGCTTTCTAATAATTCCCATGTACTCACGAAATAATCTCGGCTTGGAGATATGATACTCAGCACAAAATGATGCTAACTCTTCATCTGAGCCAAACTGTTCAACATATATATCCCTATCCATTAAGTCAAGACCTGCACTGCCACAGAACCAATGAGTTAATGTCATATCAGTACCAACATTAAATTCTTTTTCGCTTGCAATACGAAGCAGGTAATCTATCATAGGTGTAATATTCTTATTATTATTACTACCACCATTATTCTGAACTGATGGCTCAACCAAATCTTTCAACTGCTTTGTAAAGATATATGACTTCTTCTCCTTGTGGGTTTTCTTGTTTATAGGATGATAAAATTCAAATGAAGATTCTATCTCTTTGATTTGTGCTTTCTTGCCATTACCACCTGAATAATTTTTCCATCCTAATAATTCACACAACTGTTTGTATGTATATTCTTTATTTAATATAATTTCCTTCATTTAATAATCTCCTTCAAGTTAATATTTCATTTTGTTTTCGTTATTCAGCCAACGAGTAAATAATGGATTGCTTTCGTCTTTATCAAACTCCCAAACCCATTTACCTCTACTGAAATAAATATCTAATGGCTTTAATCCATTCTCAAAATAAAAACCTGCTTGTACTGGATTGATAATTTTTACTGTCTTCATTCTTTAATTCTCCTTTTTTGTGTTTTGTTTGACATATTGATTAGTGAGTGCTTACGCCCTCACTTTTGTCACATTTTGATTTTCCATTTTCGACCAGTCAGAAAGTACATATCTATTACTCTCTCTAATATGTGTGTTCTGAGTGGACGATTTTGGAAAGTTGTAGGTACGAGTGGCATACGCCTGTGTTGTTTTCTTCACTTGGTTTCCATTAAGAAATGTGTTTCAAAATGTAAGTTGATATGTGATAGAACTGGACACGCAAGTGGACAGTTAATGAATATGTATCTTCCAAGTGAAAAATTGCAAACTTCTCTTTCTTACTTCAAGGAACGGATGCCCGGCAGGGCAGACGATTATTCCTTTAAGTGATAAAGATAAATTTGATTCAATTTTGAGCCACTTATATATTCTCCAAAATTCCATCATCATTCTTAAAAACGAATACACTTCTCTTATGGTCTACATCCATCTTGTCCGGCTTAATATCCACAAGCGTATAACCCATCTTCAATAAAGCTCTTGCTTTCTTCGCTGTGAAGATTATCACTGTATTTTTCTCTTTCATGAATCTTATTCCCCTTTCTGTATGATTTATATACTTTCTCAAACTCTCTGTTGTTTAAGCTCTTTGTCATTTCATAAAAATATTCATTCATCTTTCTGTGTCCTTTCTTTTGGGAGGATTAGCTCTTCTCCAAATGGAGAAAAGCTAAAAATAATGTTAAATAACTATGCAAAAAATTTAAGGAGTATTATGGAAAATACTCTACCTAAATAGATAGCTAATTCATCTGCTCAGTAATAGAGTCAATAGCTCTTTCTATATTATTCTCCACTTTGAATAAGAATACTGAGCGTTGCTTGTTCTTCTTGTCTGCCTTGACGTGAGTTATTCTGTACCCACGTCTCAGCAATTCATTGGCTACATATCCACTGAATATATAGCACTCTGTCTTATGTTCATTTGAATAATTCATTACATCACCTGTTCTGAAACTGCTACTGCATATTTACTTGTCATGGCATAAGAAAAAGGATTGTCACAAATAGAATTAATACTACTTGGAAATCCTTGTATGTTTACGATATTATCTTTATATATGCCATTACGATAGAAGTCCACTTCTGGTAGCTTAATCTCTATATCAGTGTTCCACCACAAGATTTCATTTACTGCTTCAAGGTCTATGTCAGTGCATAACTTTTTATCTTCTACCCAAATCTTGCTACGACCTTTTACTAAGCCTAGCTCTCTTTTAAATTTGTTAAAATCTTCCTTTGTATGACTGCGCTCAAACTCTAATAATTCCGGCAGATCAAGTACCTCATTTATCCAGTATTCATGTATGCCAACCCATCTCTTATCTGTGTAAAAGCCAGCGTCACTTGAATCTATTGCTATGAGCAACATCATTAATTCATCTGTTAATTTTTCTTTTGGTAAATCATATAATGACCATAGAAGTAGTACAGTTGATAGATTATACTTCTTGCAGTATTTCTCTCTGTAAATGTTCTGTACTCTGTTTAAATTGATTGCTTGTGGATTTATTTCTTCGTGATATGTAAACTGTGTAAGATGATTGTCGAAACATTTTCCCTGTGCTTTAGCAAAGTCTACACCAATCTGTTCATTATCTGTATCAGCGATTTTATAATAGCAGTCAAGTTTCTGCTTATCTTTTTCATGCACTTTATTGTCATTAAATATAAATGCGCTTTCAATGTTCCAACCTTTAATCTGTTTTAATATGAAGCATGATAAAAGTGAATCTAAGTCGTCTGTTAATGTAAGACCAAATTTATCTGTGCCATCAATCCATTCGTTTCCTTTTAATAATTTCTGTCTATATACTTCCTTCATTCTTTAATCCATAGTGAGATAACCCACTACGAATCAAGATGAAGGCGAAATAATTACATAACAAATTATCTCACCTTCCTTTCTCGACCTATAGTCGCTTATTTGTTTATTTGTTACTTGTTTCATAAAATTCCATAACCTTATTGTAGAGGTCTGGATATAAATTGATTTGTTCCTTTTCCCAACGACAGATTGTGCTCTTATTGCAATTCGCAAATGACGCAACTACTTGTTGAGAAATCTCTTTGTATCTTCGCCAAATGCGAAACTCTTTTCCTGTCATTGTGTTGCACCTTCTATTCCTTTTGTTTATCCATTATGATCTGATAAGTCATACCAAGCCCAATCCATGATTTCTTCTGGAATCCATTCAGAGCCATCAAGCCAAGCATTAACTAAATCTTCTGCATACTCATAAGCGTTCTCTTCTACAGTGTCCCAATCAATTAAGAGTTCTACATCTATCTCTTCTCCGAACATCGCAAGAACCTCTACTTCTTCTTCTGCACGTTCTCTTTCTTCACGGTATGCTTGTGTATATGGGTTAGAATATCCATCTAGGGATTGATACCGACAACCTTCATCAGCAAGTCCCCATTCTTCAATCATATCGTCTACAGATGAATGAGCATCTATGATACTGTTGAATCGGTCTAATCCCCATCCACCACCACCGTAGGATTGTCCACCTGCTACTCTGTATGCATCGAGAAATGAAGCATTTTGTGCTACTGATTGAACGGACTTACCGCCAAAAATTCTACTGAATAATCCCATTATTCTTCACCTGACTTCTTTTTCCTAGAGGTCTGATTACATCGTGGCTCATGTGGCAGTGGCTTTCCAAGACCGTAGACACAGTTCAGATAAGCTTCATATGTTTCTTCGCTTGGCACTTCTTTATTCTGTTCAATATAAATGATGTACCTCTTAGATACATTACACCAATCAGCCACTTGCACTAATGTCTTGCCCGACCTCATTCTTAATCTTTGTAATACTGTTCCGTCTAACATTTGTCTTGTCCTTCCTTAAAGGGCAGTGTCATTTAAGACACCACCCCACTAAGTCAAATTATTTTCCTACTTTCTCACGAATAACAACGATTCCTGTCTCATCAATTACACCGATTGCATAAGCATCTGAGCAGTAGATTGTATTAAGTCTCTTAGAAGCGTCACGAGCAACCTCAGAGAATGGAGTCTCCTTTGGAATAATGCCAAGAGCATCAGTTTTGATGATAAACATTACTGGCTTGCTTGCTTCTACACATCTGTCAGAGAGGTATACGTTGATTCCAAGGAACGAACCTATGCAATCACCACGAACGATACCATTGCCTGCCTGTGCAGTTGTTGATGTACTCTTAACGAATAAATCCATGCCGTAGAATGACTTCGCAAATGCTGAGTGTGCTACGATACCTGCTCCTGCAAAGTCCTCAACATTTCTATCGTCACCGAACAGACCAAGAGCGTCAAGTAACTCATCCTGTGTAATCACACCGCTTGTAGCTACTGTTGCCTTGAATGGAGCTTTAAGTGCTTCTGTGATAGCATCAGCATCCATCTTTCTTGCGATTGCAGTTGACTGATTCTTAGAAGCATTTTCGATAGAGTTACCCATCTCAACTTCATTGTCGAAATCATAGATGTCATATGCAGGTGCTGCGATTGCTTTGATTGTAAAACTCTTTGTCTTTGTCTTAAGATTTGTTGCTGACATTGCAGTGCCAGGAACCCAATCAGTTGCATCTCCATCATATACGATTGAAGGTACAGTAAGTGTCTCGCCCGGCTTACCCTGTAAGTCACCAAGTACCTTTGCCATATTTGCTACGTGGCACTTTCCTGCAATTTTTTCCTGAACAAGTGCTGAGTACACTTCCGGAATAATCATGTTTTTATTTACTGCGCTAGTTGTTGTGTTATTAATTGTTGCCATATAAATTCACCTTATTAACCTTTCATGTTTTGTTTAATTTCTGTTACATCATTTTTGATAGTGTCCAAATCAGATTTATACGAGTGTAAAACCTCTACAAATTCTGAATTAGTGTTTGTCAACTGTTCATTGACCGCCTGTGCTTTGCCAAGATACTCATAGAGCTTGTCCTCTCGCTCTTTGTTCTGGTCTTGCTGACTCATCCAGATCTTCCAGATGAACCAACCCAAGAAAAGAACACACACGATAGGAAAGCCAAGCGTACTTATGGCAGTTTGGATTGTGTTTACATCCATTCGTCAGTCCTTTCCGCACAATAAAAAAAGAACTGCTTAACAGTTCCTATTTACTAAGTGCTTTATAAAGTTCATTATTCTCCTGAAAAAGTTTTGCTCTTTCAGAGTAGGACATTTTGGCGAAATCGGCTTTGGTGATTCCTTTGTTGGTAGTGTGATTGCCACTGGGATTTGATACCTGTCCGAGAAAGTAGTTGCCGAGTGCGTCACCTACCTTATCTATTGAGCCATCAATATCCTCACCAACATTAAGATACTGTGCCAGTTCGCCCGGAAGTCCTTTAGCTTTAAGTTTGTCGGCAATCGTCATTGCTCTTTCCTTATTGGCTACTTCCTTTTCCTTTGCTTCAAGATTAGCTATACGCTGTTCTAAAGCAAGTTCAGAATCGGATTTCTGCTTTGGTTTGTACTGTGCTAATTCATCATTGACAGTTTTAAGTTCCGAACTGTACTTTGTTCTGACCTTATCTGTTTCCGACTGGATGATTTTCTGTACTGCTTCAATCTGCTCCTGTGTTAATCCTTCAATATTAAGTTCCATTAAATTGCTCCTTCCTGTGTTGCTCTATCATGCCCTCACTGAGTTCATGTTTACGCCCCACAATACATTGTGTGTTTGTTATATATGTAAATTGGTGAACCGAAAGTTTCGGATGACCAAATCTACGCAACTTCCTTGCATCAAAAAAGGAACATACCGAAGTATGCTCCTAATAATTTCTTCTTTCTACATTTAAGAAAATCGAATTTTTTGTGAAAATGTACCAAAAAACCTTGTAAATTAAGGGTTTTAACGAATTGTAAAAAGTCTAGTAAAAGCAGTTTCACATTCACATTGATTTCCATATATGATATATAACACCATGAAACTGCTCTTTCCTATGTAATTTAAAATTCTTCCATTAACAGCGGATGAAAATAGCAATTATTTGCCGAATCCTTCTTTAAAGCACAATTTATTCGTAAAATCCTTTAGATATTTCGACACAGACGCTTTTATATTAAAATGTTCTTTTATAATCTTCCCTTTGAACATTCCTTTCTGCATCTCCTGCTCAGGAATATACTGACGCTCTAAAGTAATACCACTCATAATTTTTATCTTTAAATCTTCTTCCTTATCATCTGTATTTCTGAGATAACAATTAACTATATCTTCATAATGTCGCATTATATATTCTGTTTCAACTTTTGAAATATGCTGACGTTCCATCTCTCCAATAAGTTCTTTCATTATTTCATCATGTGTTATTATCTTCATACTGTGTCCTTTCTAATTACACATTTTGCTCGTCCCCCATAGTCCGTTTTCTCATTTTTTGGGAATCGCTAAAACCCTTGATTTTACTAGCTTTTCTTCACTTTTCTAAATCAAACATTCCAGTTTTCTAATTACGAGAATCCTTTCCACTTTTCCACTCTAAGCAATTTTTTCTTTATTGCGTGACTTTCTTTTTCTTTCTCTTGCCTGTATTCGTTTTACTTCTTCACGACAGTTCTCACAAATACATTGTCTATTACTATTGGGAACAAATTCTTGTCCACACTCTCTACAATATTTATTTTTTAGATTAGGGATTAATTGCTCTGCCAGAACAGACAGATTAAGACGATTGTTTTCAAGAGTTGTTTGAAAAACATAAGCTACTTTATCTTTATTCATAAAGTTTCGGTATCTAAAATCAAATTCATCTTCTACATGACGATACCTTTGAAATCTATTTCCTAGATTTTGAGCTTCTACTTTATCAAATGCTTTAGGTTCAAACATTTCGTTAATCACACCTAAATCTTCTGGCTCGAAATATTCATCAAAGCAGGCATAGAAACTCTTTCTCTTATATGATGTTCCAACCCGACACCACTCACAATCATTCATACGGCTAAAAAATATCAGACCAAAAAGTAGCTTAACTTGTTTGACTGTTAATCTCTCTTTCTTCCTTGTCTCTTCCAAGTATTTGAAATCCGACTCATAAAGAACGACCTCATTTATCTCTCTGAGATATGCGTTCATAGTTTCGCAACGCTTTTTTAGATAGTTGAATTTCATCTCAATATTATCATTACCGCCAATTTCATTTGCATAATATTCTAACATCTTATTCTTTTTAAACGGCTGATACACCATTCCACATCCATCTGGATCTTCAAGATAATCCTCATACATCATTTTCTTGTCTATGTAATCATCCACAACGGCTTTCATATCATCAGAAAAATCCATCTCATTATATTGGTGTCTATGGTTTAAATAAAAGTCCATCTTGGTCTTTATATTCTTTGTTCTGTCTTTTACTAAGAACAATCGTAACAACCAATTACAATCATCATAATACTCCCAGTTGTCGAGAGCCATGCGTTCATTTAGATAAAATGTATAATACACTTTTTGTGTCCTTTCTGTTTATTCTACTCAGTTATTTCCAAATCTTTACTTGCCGTTACACCATTGACTGTAACCTTGACAGTGAGTATCTGTCCAAGATAATCATAAGCTCCATCAGTTAGCTTAAGCTTCTTTGTATTAACGGCTGAGCCATTTGCCCAAACAACGGCTGAGTTATTTGTCAAATCAGTTGAGCCAACTGCACAAGTCCATGTAAAGTCATTGGCTGAAAGTTCAGTGACTAAACTATCTGTTATGTCCTGTCCATCCTTGTCTGCAAATCTACAGGTCATTGTCTTATATGTACCATTAACCTTAATTGTATAAGATGATGTTGTAAGGCTAAGTGTATATGCCGGTGCTGATGTATTTGCAATGGTCATGGTTGTAGTGCATGAAGCTCCGTATGCCGTAGCCGTTATATCAACTGAACCCTCTTTGAGCATAGTCATAAGACCATTCTCGTCAACTGTAGCTACATCATTGGCTGAGCTTTGATAAGTAATAGTCGGATTGACTATTACTGAATCATTATTTGTCACGGAATAAGTCAACTGATATGTGTTGTTCTTCTTCATATCAAATGAGCTTACACCAGTATATTCAATCTTATAGTTGTCAATCGGTGTTTGCGTCTGCTCCAAATACAGATAGAACAGATTATTATTCTTAAAGGTGTTTCCAACCTTGTAATAGTTGCCAAATCCCTTAAAAGAGTCGTTCACCTTTATATTATCCACTGCACTGTTATAACCTGTGTACAACGCAACTGCACCATTCAACTGTGTAATAGTTCCATGAGCCACAGTCCACTTGTCAGATACAACAACAAATGGAATACTGGCAGTACCCTTATCTGTTTTAACCTTATAGGTCATATCACTTTTAACTGCAATGGATGTAAAATATATATCACTCTCGATTCCGTCCTGAGAAGTTACAACATAATTTTCTCCATTCAATACAAAGATTGTTCCAATATGAATAGGTGTACTCTGAGCGTAAAAGAATCTTACTTTGCCCTGTGGTGTGGTGCTACGCTGATTCCTACGGAAGAATACATCATATTTAATATCGGAGTTGTAGAAATCTACAACACCGATTTTTTCTCTGTTCATGGTCATATCAAACTGTTTCTGTGTACGACCAAATATATTCGCATAATTCATTTACATTCCTTTCTAAAAGGGTCATCATCAAACCATTTTAATTTTCCCTGATTATCTAATGGCAGTTCTATCTTTGAGCCATCATCAAATTCAATCACCTGTGTTACTCTGCCGTTATCTGCCTTAATCCATTTCTTCATTATGATATTCTCCTTCTACATCCTAATCTGTGCTTCTTTCTTCTTCATGTTGTCTAGTGGATTGAATTTTTCAAAATCCATTTGTAAGTCTTGCCCGAACATTTGCAGATATTCATTTGTCACGGCTATATTACTGTGTCCAAGTATGGTCTTAAGTCTCATAATATCTCCATGATTGAGCAACCATAAACGTGAGAACGAATGACGGAAAGCATGAATTGAGGTAACATTGACACCACGTTTAATATTGTAGCGATACACCAATGTCTGCCATGTTCTGTTACTTGCCTGTCCACCATAATTATTACAAAAGAGATAATCGTCCGGCTCACCACCACGTACAATCAAATACTCTTGTAGGATTTCTGCTAGGCTTGCGCTAAGTGGGATAATCTGCTGTTTGCGGTTCTTTGTCTTACGCAAGGTAATTAGTCCGTCATTAAAGTTTAAATCCTTAATATGGACGTTTAAAGCCGTACTGAGACGATTTCCTGTGGCTATCATGTAATTCTCAAACACCCATGTCTTATATTCTGTAAAAGAACAAGTATTTGTGTTTGGCTTAACCAGTAGCTTCTCTAAGTCCTCGTCTGAATAGATTTCCTTGATAGCTTTCTGTGCTTTTGGAAGATGGATTTTAAATGTAGCCATGTAATTACATTCCATACAGTAGTACAGAAACGCTCTTACTGACCGCAGATAAGATACAACGGACACGTCATTAACATGATGTTCTGTCTTAAGCATATCAGTAAATCCATCGACTGTATTAATAGTTACTGAAACGATATTACCGCCATTACAATAATCAATGAATGGCTTGATTTTAGTATTGTAGGATTGGATTGTTGCATCAGATAAGTTTTTAACTCTACACTTACGAATAAATAAATCATAAGCGTCTGCAACTTTAAGAACTTTTTGATGATTCATTTGAATCTGTTGTGACATATAACAACCTCGCTTTCTGTGTGCTTAACTTACACTTTCTTGGCGAAATAGTTATACGCAATAAAATCAGTATCAAGTAGTATGAATACTGAGAAATGAGACATCGGGGATTCGAACCCCGGACAACTTGATTAAAAGTCAAGTGCTCTACCACCTGAGCTAATATCCCATAATAAATTAAAATGCCCAGTTCCGGAATCGAACCAGAGACACACGGATTTTCAGTCCGTTGCTCTACCAACTGAGCTAACTGGGCACAATGCTTACGCATCGAGTTGCGGGAATAGGATTTGAACCTATGACCTCCGGGTTATGAGCCCGGCGAGCTTCCAGACTGCTCCATCCCGCGATAGTATTAAGTTACTCTATAAAGAGTAATGGGCAGAGATGGATTCGAACCATCGAAGCAAGTTGCAGCAGATTTACAGTCTGTCCCCTTTGGCCACTCGGGAATCTGCCCATAATACAATTCAATATTAAATTGTATAAAGCCGATGATCGGACTCGAACCGATAACCTGCTGATTACAAATCAGCTGCTCT